CGTCCTCGGCGGGCGCGTCGGTGGTGGTGTCTGCCATGATGTGTCTCCCGTTGCGGGTTGCTTGCAGACCCCTTGCGGGCCTGCGAGGATTAGCGGAGCCAGCCGAAGTCGCGCAGCATTGAAGCCGTGCGTTCTTGGCTTAGATTCAGTCCCAGAATGGACTCAGGCATCAAACGTGGCGCGTTGACGCGACGGCCAGTCTCATACGCTGTCGGGCCGCGTGAAAGCGACCGGACGTTCTGCATTTGCTTGTATGCGAGACCGCGCTTCGTCATGCCCTCGGTCGTGTACTTGATGTTTCGCCCGTACTGTTGCGCCTTACCAATTCCGGCGCGGTGCGAGTTCACAATCTGGAAAGGATCGGCGCCGTATTCGCTGTACGCCTTCGCGTTGGCCTGCGATCCAAGCGCCTTCGATAGCCCCTTTTCGTCGAGGCTGCTGAGGTATTCCTGTGGGTCTGTGGTTATGTCGCCGCCCACGTTCTCGGAGGCGGGGATGCTAATGCAATCACACCCATTGTGACGAGCAAACCCCGCATTCTTGCGATACCACTTGCCGGCAAGGACCACACACCGACCGCATGACGGCGGAGTGAGTTGGCGAACAAAGCCACTAACGGGCCGCGAGTACGTCTCGAAGCCCTCCATGCCGCGTCGCGTGTCTGACAACATTGTGCCCATGCTGAGCGCCATGAATTGCCCGCCTTGCGCGAGCGCCTGGGGCGCCGTTGCTCCCTTGCCAACCGCCGTCTTAGCGCGAGTCACCGCACCATAGGCAAGCGACTCGGTGGCCAAGCCGTTGCCAGCGGTGCCGACGAACGTGCTCTCTGGAATGGTCAGGCGCGGCTTGTTTGCGGCAGACTGTCCGGTCGCGTCGAGGATTTCGGGGATGTACGCCTGCGCGTTCTGCGAGATCCGCAGTTGCGCAGTGTTCATCACGTCAATCAGTTGCGGGGCAATCTGAATGAACGACGCATCAAAATCGTTACCCATGCGCTTCCACAACCTGAGCGCAGCAGAAACAGCGGCACCATTCTCGGCGCGTTGTAGGGCGGCGTAGTCGGTGGCAACGCTAGGAAGCGTTTGGAGTGCCACTGTTCATAACCTTGTTAGCGACCGTCGCAAGATAGGGGTCCTGTTGCTCGATCTCCCACAGGCGCATGATGCGCTCAACCTCGTTTTGGCTGTAGCCGTAACGGTTCTCAAGGACGCTGCGCATGGGGATACCAACTTGGCGGTCCTTGAGTGCGGCGTCCGCAATCTGAGCGTCCGAACGCACCTCGGGGTTAACCCACTTGATGACGGCCAGTTTTGCGGCCTGGGCAACATTGCCGTTGTCACGAACCTTTGCCATGAGACCAAACATGTCGCGCACGGGGGTCGTGTAGAACTTGTGCGTCTCACGAACCTTCGACACGAGCGGCGCATCGAGGCCGGTCAACGTTTCACCGTTGACGTTGCCGAGCTCGCCGTGAATCAGGTAGATCGGGGTGCGAGTTTGTGCCGCAATGTGACGGACGGCCACGTTGACCACATCGGTAAACACGTCGAGACTGGATGCGTCCCACTTGTCGATCTTCGCGTTCTGACCAGTGAGCCACAACATGCGGCCCTTAGTGAGTTCCTGAATATCAACAGCGCGGTCGCCAACCTTCTCACCGTCAGCGTTCAGAATCGGAATCTTCGGCGGCTCCTGACCCATGACCACACGGGCAGGCATCGACGCATAGTCGGCAGCCACAAACAGGTACGCCCAAAGCATATTGATCGCGTCCTGCATTGCCATCGTGCCCGTAATGTCGGACAGTGGCTCACCGCCCAACGTGGGACGGTTTGGGAACTCAATCACAGGGACTTCGCCGAGCGGGTTACGCACCGGCCACGTGTCGTCGCCTGGACCTTGACGTGTAGCCCAGTGCTTATTGTCCGGGGAACCGTATGTCGTGTGCGAGGTCTTAGTGGAGTCACCCTCGGTTGACTTGCGTTCCCACTTCCACACAAAATCGGGCTCATACAGTGTCAGATACTCGACACCATCAGAGATCCACGACTTGATAGCACGGAGACGGTCACGCGGGCGCTCAGGGTCGCACTCCAACAGCATTTCGCCAGGGTGTTCCCATGTCAGTTGCGGTTCCCCATCGGACGAACCCCACACGAGCGCAAACGAGCGCTTAGAGACGGTTGACGTCAGGAAGCCCTGCGAAGACTGAGCCGGACCATCGGCCCGCTCCCAGTCGTCCCACAGTTGCTTTTCGTTCGGGGAAACGAGGTCCATGTCGTCGCCCAAACGGAAGCCACGAATCTCCGTTCGCTCACCCGGCGCCGAACCCACCACGCCACACCAGTTGTCAGAGAAACCCTGATACCGCTGTGCGTGAAGTGTTTTCCACTCGTCGGTAGCGAACACCAACGGCTGATCGCCACGGTAGTAACGCTGCGTCTTGTCAACGTCATCACGGCGACCAACCAACTTCGTGTAAAGCCTGGCGGCGTCTGCGAGTGCCTGTTCGGAGGTTGGCAAGGTGGCCTCCTATCGGGGCGCTAGAAATACACGTATTCGTCTGGGGTGGCATCGCCTGTCATGCGGGCGTCGGCGGCGGCTTCATGGGCCAAAATGTCGGCCATGAGAATGTCGATTTTCTGATGCTCGGATGGTTTGCCAATGACGAACTTGTCGCCAGCCTTAGCAACCTTGCGAGCGTTCAGGGCGTGAGTCTTCGCGGTCAGGTCGGCGTCGTGAGTGGTGGTGCCCTCGTGTATGTCCTCTAGGTAGCGAACCAACGCGGCGAACATCTGCTGAATGCGGTTCGTGTGCCACAGGACCACGCGGTCCTCGCCCAAATCGTCGGCCCACTGGTCGGCCTGCGTCTCCCAATGCAACGGGTCCACATACAGTCGGCGCACGTCGTAACGCTCGAACATTTCGCGCACAGCCACGTCAACCTCGCCGCGCGGAATCCGCTCCTCGGCCCATTGCTTCGGGTCCCAAAATGTCGGGCGCGAATCGGGGCCATACGTCGGCGTGAACCTGTAGCCGTCGAGCGTTTCGGCGCGTAACGCGCTCCAGTCACCCGAACGTGAACCGTCGAAGCCGAGCGTGATCGCCGTGCCGCGGGGGACCGACTTTTCGGCGGTCTGCGTATCCCACAATGCGTCAGGAATGAAAGCGCCTAGACCCTGCACGAGACGGTTACCAAAGAACCGTTCAGCCTGTGTTGGGTCCGTCTCCACCAACTCGGCGGCCTCGGCGTCAATGTCGCGGACATTGACCCACGGCGACTCCGAATAAACGAACGTGTGGATCTTGTGACGGTCGGTCTTATTCGCATAGGACAGATCGGCCGGCGGCTTGCGGTAGTAGCGGAAGATGTCGGCCTCGCGGGACTCAAACGCAATCTGTGCCGCCGAGTTCTCCATCGGATCCCACGGGTTGGTCAGCTCCAACGTACGGCCCTGAGTACCGGCAACACCGCGGCGGGTTGTTTGCCACGCCTTGAGAATGTTGCCCGTATAGATACCCGACTCGTCACCGAGCGCGAACGTGAGCGGCTTGCCTAGTTTCGACTTCGCCGCTGCGGTCATCACGTCAATGCGGCCCGAGTTAGGCAGGCGCATAAAGCCCTCGCGGACCTTCACGATCGCATCGAGCGGACCACCACGCACAAACTCCTGTAACGGGCCATAGACGTTGTCCACTTGATCCTCGGCGGTTGCCATGAGGCCGATGAGTGACTGTTCACGGGGGCGACCCATCGCCTCGCCGGGCAGGTACTCGTAGGTGAACGGGCAATCGCACCCGTGAGCGTGGCACGAGTACGTTTCGCCACCCTTGGCCCAGCCAGCGAACAATGACGGGCCAACAGCCTCAAACAGCGTCACCCCTGCGCCAAACGGGGACTTACCCGACTTCTGCGGGCCGACGATCACCGAGCGGCGGAAGGTAAACGGGTCGTTGAGTTTGATCGGGTTAGAGACGGCCTTGGGGCGGATGCGATAGTGCTCCATCGCGGAAGTCAGTTGCCAGCCGTCCATCACGAACGGCTCGCCACGATAGACGCCAGCGGTTACGGTGCAGTGAGCAGTTGCCCAATCTGCGAACAGGTAGCCAAGCGTCGGAAAGTCATCACTTGTCATCGCCAACAGCCCTCAACCGCTTAGCACGGTCACGAGCCGACATTGGGCGGTCAGCAGGCTTCCCGTCTCGGCGCTCGGCGAGTTCGTCGGTCGCAATCTGGAAGCCAGCACGCAACAGTGCATCGTTGGTCAGGAGGATGTCGCCCTTGAGCGAACGCGCATTCGCCAAGATGCCAACCGGGTAATCGCCGGTCTCAGTCTGAGCCATCAACGAGCAATACAACGCCACGTCAGGGATCACATAGGACCACTGCGGAGTCGCCCACAATGCGGCCTGCGGAGTACGCCACGCAGCGTTCCAGTAAGTCAGCTCGGAACCATGAACCACGGGGCGGGGGAACTCCGGGATATCGCCCGTGTACCCCTCGGCAGGTAGCGACTTCGACTTGAGACCACGCGCATCAGAACGCCCGGAGCCAGGAGACGGTGCAGGGCCGGAGCGTGCGTGTCCACCACTAGTCATGTCACACCTCCTGGCCACATTGCGCGGCATAGCGGCCCACA